GATTATACAAGGGATATTAATTAGTTTAGATAATCTAGCGGCGTAATTTACTTCAGATACTGTATCTTCCCATGATATATTATACAGCTCTTTATATCCACGACGAATGCCATTGCTTTCTGGCCATATTTTATCATCCTCTAGTCCACCGCCAAAGGTATAGGAACTACCATTAACATAAAATAATTCATATCCCTTGTATGACATTATTCAGTTCCTTTTTTATCCCAACTAATTTCCCAATCTTTAAAGTCAGCAGCTAGGCAATCAACTTTATAATCAAGTCGGCCACCAACAATTTCTTGTATTTTGTTCTTAGCAGTATTACGAATACCATTCAGTCCGTGAGTTAACTCAAGATTGTTCCCGTCTTTAATTCCTCTTCGGTATGCAGATTCGTTGTGCCAAATGTGTAAGTTCATTTGACTTACTACAACAATGGCACGTATCGTGTCAGCTGTAATAACTCCCTGTGTTTCATTAAGTACGAGCTGTATGTCGTGTACGATATCAGCAATTTCTTGCGAATATTCTTCTTTGTGATCTGTTATGAACACTTCTTTCAATTGGACAATACTTAAACGATCGATTAGATCGCCTAGTGTATGTAAGTATTTTCGTTCGCTCATAGGTTTGTAAAACTCCTGTTATTGTAATTTATTACTAGTTGGTACGCTTCGATTAATTGTTGAACACCGTAGTCTAAATTATAAAACGGCTCCCATCCTAACTTCTCAATCTTTTCATTTGACACGATGTAGTTGCGTTTATCAAAATCTTCTTTAAAATCGTCTTGTTTGATCACAAGATTAGGAACATACTTTTTAATTGTTTCTGCTAGTTCTAACTTACTTAGATTTGCAGTACTTAACCCTACATTATAAACCTGCCCCTTACACCGATTGTAATTCCTAATCATGAACTCAAATGTTTGAGCAATATCTTGTACATGAATATAGTTGCGTTTAAAGTGAGCTTCAAATAACACTAGGTATCCATCTGTTACACTCTTATAAACAAAATCATTTACTAGTAGGTCTTGCCGCATACGTGGACTTACGCCAAACACTGTTGCAAGTCTGAGCACAATGCCGTTGCCTTTTTTAAGTACATAGTCTTCTGCATCACATTTAGTTTCCGCATATAAACTTAGCGGCTTAAATGGACTGTCTTCTGTAATAATATCTGGACTGGAACCATACTGACTATTTGTGTTAGGAATTATTAATTGTTGATCATCTCTAAGAACATCTACAATTTTCTTAATATGAACATAGTTTACATCAATAGCTAGTTGTGGGTTTTCTTTGCAGGCGGGCATCCCTACAATAGCTGCCAACGGAATAATAACATCATGTTCTTCTACTAAACGCTGTAGATGTTCTGTGTTCCTAACATCTCCCTTGATAAATTTAAATCCAGATTTCTTAAACAAGTGGAGTAGGGATAACTGTTTATACAGTAGGTTGTCAAAGACCGTAACTTCATAACCTTCTTTAAGAAGATGCTCAGACAGAGTAGAACCTAAGTATCCTGCGCCGCCCGTTATTAGGACTTTCATTTAAACTCATCCTTGTTTGCAAGATACCAATCGTGAGCTTTCTTAAGTCCAACTGCTAGAGGAGTTTTTGCAGACCAACCTAGTACACGATTAATCTTATTAGAGTCAATGCGTCTTGTAGGAATCATACTAGGCTTACCCTTGACATACTCAATAGGATTGTCATTGTTTACCAAAGACTTCATTGTAGCCAAAACATCATTTACAGAGTAAACATCATTACAGCCCACATTGAATACATCATACGTTTCTTGTTTTTCAATTACTAACTGTAGTGCTTCGATAAAGTCGTCGATGTACAATAAGTCGCGTAGTTCTGTACCATCGCCCCAAACTGGGATAGGATTCATATTATCAGCAACCTTACGAATAGTAGCAGGTGTAACGTGACATTTGGCAAAATCGTATTTGTCGTGTGGGCCAAATAAGTTAGCAGGACGAATGACCACTGTGGTCATTGGATTAGGCAAATATTTCGCATACAATTCGCATTGCACTTCTGCATAGCGTTTCATCCAACCTACCGGAAAGTAAACAGGGTAAGGTTCATCGAATAAGAAGTCTGTTTCGATTACAGGCTCGTCTCCTTTAGGAGGATATACCGTATTGCTACTAATAAAGATATACTTGCTAACCTTGTTGCGATATGCACTATCAATTAAGAAGTTATTCATAGCTACGTTGGGAGTAACATGTGCTAGTGGATCTTGTACTGTATCAACTGCATTACTTGTACTTGCGGCTGCATGAATAACAACTCCAATGTCTTTAGTAACTGCCAAGCAGTCTTCATAAGTCATTAAGTTACCGCTTACATATTCAACCGCATCGTGTTTAATGCGGGGCTGTCTTGTATGTAGGTGTACACGAATATTTGTATATCCATCTGCTACCAGTTTGTTAGTCAAATTTTGACCAACTAGTCCCGATCCACCTGTAATTAAAATTTTAGTTTCTTTATTCATTTTCTTTCTCTTTGTTGTAAACAAAACTTATATAACAAAATCTTCGAAAGTTATTTTTAACTTTTTCAACTTCATGAAATAAATCATGTTTTGTAAAATCTAACATTACAAAATTACCTTTAAATGGAAGAATTTCCTCATGTAATTTGTCATCTCTTAATATAAACTTGCCGCCACCGTCTTTGTAATCTTTTTCATCTGAAAGGTAGATTAAAATTACACAAAGTCTTCCTTGATTTAAGTCATAACCACCATCGTTATGATTCTCAATAAAATCTCCATCTTCATATAATGTAAAACTATCATTAAATCGAATGTTGTCTTCAGTGATCTCTGGGTAAATGGGTTGTATAAACTCGGTCACTGATTTTTGAAAAAACTTAAACATTTCTTCATTTTGAAAAATCTTTATCGACTCATACCATTGTTGCGCTATAGACCAGTTATTCTGTTTTACTAACTCTGTTCTACTATCGATCTCATCTACTAAACAATCACCGCCAAATTCTGGATGCATTTTAATAACGTGTCTATACCTATACATCAATTTCTTGTCATCCGACAAAAAAATTAACTTATCAATCATTTTTTGAAAAGTGTCTGGATCTTTTATGATCTCATCAACTTTTCCAATATAATATCCTTTTTCCAATAGTTGATCTTTAATCACGATTGGTTCTTTCCTTGTAAGCACTAATAGTTTGATATAACCCATTGCGTAAAGATGTTCCTGGAAGTATATTATACTGCTTCTGCTTACTCGAGCCTAGACATCTAAGCAAATCACCGTTTGGTTTTGTTTCATCCCAAATAATATTCTTTTCTTTCCCAGTAATTTCTTTATAGACTTCCACTATAGTTTCTATAGTTTGTTTAATAGTAACAGCTTCTCCGCAACCAAAGTTAATTACATCATTAACTTCTTTCTTAACTACATCAATACTGGCCTGTGCAACATCATCACCAAATACAAAGTCTCTACGTGCAGATCCATTGCCCCAACATACCATATCGCCATCTACATTAAACAACTTCCATACATTGGCGCTGATCACTGTTGCATCTTTGGCAAAGTTGTCATTACATCCGTAGATATTGCTAGGGCGAATAACAGTCCACTTGGTCCAGTTATGTTGTATGCGTAGGGCATCTAGTGCAAGTTCGCCCATGCGTTTGGTCCAGCCTGGATGCCAATCGTTCTTACTTGGCATCGTAGTCCATACGCTATCTTCTTCCATAACATCAGCAGGCGCATACACTCCTACAGATGACAAGTAGACAAACCAGTCCACATTAGCTTTAAATGAAGATTGTATCATGTTCATGTTAAACATACTCATAGGAAACATATAGTCTGCTGGGCTAGTTGCTGTTCGTGCAGGACTTCCCTTGACTCCGGCAATATGTAATACAATATTAATATCTGTGTCCTTAAATAAACTTTCGCAGTTGTGAAGGTATGTTAAGTCTGTTTGAACTAACTTAATATTAGTATAAGTGTTTGCTAGGTCTTGCAGTTCAGAACTAATTCGAATATCTACAGCATATACGTTAGATGCTCCTTCTTCAATGCATTTACGAACTGTTGGTACACCTACTAGACCACTGGCTCCTGTAATAATAATATTTTTATTTTTAAATTCCATAATTATAAAGTAAAGACTTCCTCAATTGGATTGTATGTTGTATACCTCTTAAGAACATTTTGATTATGAATTAAAATATCAGTTATTGAATAATACCATTCATGTATTTCTTTAAGTGGCATCTCTGCGAATTTCTTAATTTCTTGCTCAACGGCAAAGAATCTCTCTCTTTGATCTTTTATTAAATCGTAGTCTTCGTTAATAAAAGGGCTAAAAGTTTTAAATCCCAACGACTTTAACTTTTCAAGAGATTTATAGTTTCCTACATATATAAATGGTTGTAGGTTTAAAATAGGGCGCCATGTTTTTTCTGATAAAAATGGTGTTGATCCACTGTCAAATTCAGTTTCAGAAGTTATGTGCAAATAGCTATTTTTATAAAAGCGTTTATTGTTGTTCTCATTGGTAGTAAACGACATCTTATTATCAACATGATGTGTGTCTAATTCATAAGGAATTAATGATATTACTTTTTTAGCTATAACTTTTAATTCTTCGTTATTTTCTGTAATGACGTTTACCAATTGTGATGGTATATCTGGCGGCATATTTGCTAGAAAACTAAAAAACCCTTGTGTTAATATATTATATTTTATTGCAAGATGTGCAATTCCAAGTCTATGTGCTCTATGCATATTTCTGTTAAAACAAAGAAACTTTAGGTCTCGATGATGATTAACATCTAAGTCTTCTTCTCTAACATAGTCACTAACATATCCCAGTGACGTTTCAAATGGATAGAATGGAATAGTAGTAGACGTTTGATACAACGATATATCACTGGCCAGCATCTTCATTTTCCCGCAGTAGCTAACAAGATGATTCCCTTGTAGGAAAATAACGTTCTCTAGATTTATTCCATTTTTACTTAATTTTTCTTCTATGGCAATAAGAGTACGGTTATCTAAACTAGGATCAACCATGTTAGAAAAAATAAGTCTAACTTTACCAGATTGTACTAGATTTAATATTTTAGGAGTAAATGTTTCTATGAAATCATAATCAATGTTAACTCCGTCTACTGTAAAAGATATACTGTCTTTTAAAAAACAGAATCTATCTGATTCTAACTCAATTGGGAACAAGTAGATAGAATCATCATCAATAACATCATCTTCACCTATAACACTGTCCATCGAGAACGTCCTTACAAAATGACAGAAAAATTCAGAATGCCTATAAAGAATTCCAGAGTCTATGTTGCTATAAAGTCTATCAATTTCTTCTATCCTGCATTTTTCCAACAATGGGTGGACATAGGGATTTTCTCTTACTATATATTCTAGTATCCATTTAATGACAAGGGGATGCAAGCCGTTAGATAACGGATATGGAATTCCATTTTTATAAAACCAGTGTGAGTATACTAGTTTAAAACGCGATCCATTTACCTGAGCCATAGTGTGGGTATTTTGATTTATATGCATAATGTATAACGTCTACGGGAATGTTTCTTTTAACATTCCATGTAGCTTCTGTAGGGGTGTATGTAGATATGCCGTTGTCTTCGACTATAAAATGTAGGGGCAAATCAAAGTTCCTGGCATACTTATGAACTTCATAGAAGGTGCCACCTTCAAAGCTCATGTCGCCAATAAAGCACCAAACTTTATCTGTGCTACCAGATTTCTTAATTGCCTGCGCTACACCTAATGCAATAGGCAATGTAGCAGATACAATAGCACTAGAATAGAATTTTTCATCAATGTTACAAAGAGTAATAGACTTACCCGCTAAGATTTCTTTCTCTATCCAAATAGGATCTATATCTTTTAAAAAAGCATGATAGTGACTACGCCATGTACTAAACACCCAATCAGAAGTTTTAATACGTTTAAAAATTTCAATTAGTTGATCTTCGTTTCCGTTGCTTAGATGCACTGGCCCACGAATTTTTGCATTTTCCCAATGACTGACTATCAGTTCTTCAAACTGAATTAAATCTTCTTTTGTTTTAGTAATACTTCTTACTACCGGATAGTTCTTTAAATTTTGTATCATCTGTCTCGACTCTGTAGTATAGGTGTTGGGGTAGGCCATTCAATGTTAAACTGGGGATCGTTCCATTTTATAACACCTTGGCTGTTCTCATCTACGTATTCACCTTGGTAGAATAATGTATAATGGAATATGCAATCAGTTAATGCATAATGACCGTTGGCAAATCCAGGTGGCACTAATACCTGATCTCTAGTCTTTTCAGAGATTATATAGGATTCCCATTTACCAAATGTATTCGACTCTGGTCTAACATCTAACACAACCAAATAGATATCGCCAACAAGAGCTTGTACTAGCTTCCATGTTTTATTGTCGTAATGCAAACCTCGAAGCACACCTGCATGAGATTTTGAAAATCTGCTGTGTACTGCAACATTTTCTGGCATTAGGTTATTGACCGGATGAACTTTCGAATGATATGTAGTAAAGATTTCGCCACGATATTCTCTGTAGATACTAGGAGTAAAAATTGGAACTGCTTTATCAAATGTATTCAAGTATGATACATTAATATCTTTCCAGTTTTGGTTTTTGTAATTCATAGGATATTCGTGTTTTCTATTTATGGAGCCGTTACGCGGATATGCAAATATCTTACAAGGTTAGCAGTGTTTGGTTCAGAGTGATGTATTGTTAACAAATGCCTGTGGTTATGAAGTAATATTTCTTCCATACTCCAATACCAGTTGTGTAGATCTTCTTTACTCATAGAGCACAGCCGACTGATTTCGTCTGAAATCATCTTTATCCTTTTATATAAATCTTGCTCGTTGTCATAATCTTCATTGATAAACGGACTAAATGTCTTGAATCCTAACCGACGTAGCTCATTTAATGCTCCAGGAAATGCTAAAAATATAAAAGGCTGAAAATTAATAAGGGGTTTAAATATCTTCTCTGTGAGCGACTTATATATTCCATGTACATAAGTTTCAGATGCAATGTAAAAATAGGAATTTTCACTCTGTCTACTGTGCCTATCTGCCCAACCTGCTACATTTAGATAGTTGCTGCCTGGTTCTTCTCTTAAACTATGGGGAATTTGAGTATGGAGTTGTTTAAGTTTTTCTTGATCTAAATTTATAAATTGATGTGTTGATGACATGTGCAATCCATGTTGGAAATCAACATTGTCTAAGCAAGACCAATCTCCTTTCTCCAATATTCCATCAGATGCAAGTTTATGCAACAATGCTATTCTATGATCTCTAGCTCGTCTAATAGGATAGATAAAATAATCTTGTCTAATGGTGTTTCGAGTTTGTTTGAAAGATTCTTCATTTAGTCTCCAATCAACATTTGCAGTATAATGATGCGACATATGAGAAATTAAGAAAGGAAAATTATGTACTTCGATATATCTTTCATGTTCTTGAAACCATTCCTCGTAAATAGTTTTAGCGTTAAAACTATTAATACCTAATATAATTTGACTTTTAGGAATCCCTGCGTTTTTTAATCCACTATGAAAGTCTACATACTCTTGATATTCAATAAAGTTTTCCTGACCCCAATCTAAAAATATTATTGCTTGACCTGCACGTACATCTTCTAACACTTCTGCTGAAATATGTTTCCAAAAGAACTCACCGTTTAGCTTACTACCAACACTGTCAACACCTGTGAATCTAGCAAAATGGGGAGTTACCTTAATAGGGTAGATATACCTTCTTACAGATCTGTTTCTTTTTCCAAAGTATACAGAGTCTTCCTTAATCTCTACCAAAGAATGGAAACACTGCTGTTGTAGGAAAGAGCCGCCGTTTCTAATACTGTTTGGCCAATCGCCAAATGCGTTTCCAAACATACGTTTCATAGGGTTTAATTCTAATTCTAAGTCTTGATCAAAAAAACTTTCTGTATCTAGTCTGTTAGAATACAAGGTGTGCATATAATTTACTACACCCATTTCGGGTGGTAGAGCATTTGGTAATATAACGTTAGGGAAAACATAATCGTAAAAAAAAGGTAACTTAATCATATTTTATAAAAGGGTTAGTAGGTCGGAGTTTATTCCAGTTCTGTGATTGATTAGTCGATGAGCTCTTATCAAGAATTGATTCAACTTCTTGTAACATGCTTATAGATTTAGGCGTAATAAATTCTGAAAAATGCTTAGACATATATTTGAAATGCTGTGTTTGGCTAGGATGTCCGTCTGAGGAGTTTTCTTTTATAAAATAAGTATATTCTCTGGTAGGTCCAATAAATTCATCTAAACTTTCTTTAACATCTAGCATATTGTAAATGTCATTTATTTTTTTAATGTCGTAGGAGTCTAAATCTAATATGTCATAATCTTGTAAATAATATCTATTATCGATGCCCATTAGTATTTTATGTTTTATTTTTTTACTAACTAAAAACTCTTTAACAGCTTTTATTGCAATCCAGGATTGGTAAACTGCCCATTTTTCATTCCACACATTTTCAACAAAATTTGAAATAACTTTATATGATGGATCAGAGTTATGTTTGCTTGTTAAGTTTCTTAAATCACCGTTTGTCTGCCAGGACTTAGATTCTTTATCAATATAAGAAAATCTAGATATTCCTGAAAACATTACTAGAATATAATCAGTTTCTGGATTAAACTGAATCGTGTCATTCCATTCAAATAATTTATTCATTATGTATGTATTTGATGCCCCGCCTTTTCCAAAATTAGCATAGATATCAAAATTAGATCCTATAAAATCTGCCCAAGTGGCCCAGAAATAATTTGTATAACTGCATCCAAAAGAAAAACAACGTGTTTTATTCATAATCATTAAGTACTAATATTATATTTATTAACATAGAACTTGTACAATTCTTCAGAATACAATTTATGCGGTTCTTCACCGTGGTGCCAGTATTTGGCTTTATGATTAACATGACCTGCGTTTTTATATTTCCAATAAAAACTTTGCTCGTTATCAATTAAATCTAAGTAATAACTTTGATCAATTTGATCTATATAGAAATTAATTTGCTTTGCGGGAGTAAACATGTGCATGGTGTTGCACATTATGCTCTTTACCTGTTGTAATTTCAAAAAATACTGCATCTGTAAAATTAAATTGGCACTTATTATTTCTATGTACGTTAGATTGTTAGTAATAAATTGATGACATCCTGCAATAACTTCCATTTCTTCCTTGCCGTTACCTTTGTATCCTAGATTAACACGAATGTAATCTCTCGATGCTTTAGATACATAGTCACTGGATAGATTCCACTGCTCATGCCATGTAATTCTGTCCATGGGGATATCTAGTCTAGAACTTTCTGTCCAACCTATTAGTACAACAATATCCATACTTTCTGAATTGTAACACTCGTCAAACCATTCAATGACAGTCCTAGCTATGCATTGATTATTGGCCGCACTTGAAGCAATGTTTATCGGTCGGCGGCCTAGCTTTTCTGCTAAAAGATTTCCAAACGAATGTTGTCTATTATAGATACTATCTTCAGTTCCGTCGATTTCGGATCCGGCTGCATGACTACATCCCGCAATCAATAATACTCGTTCTTTCATTTCTCTGTTTTCTTAATGGATGAAATAGGAATAGCAAACATAACTTCTTTTTCTGGAATAGTCACTGAAGACTTGTCGGGTACTGCAATTTCATAGGCAGCAGTATTACCCCAATTGCCTTCTCCGATATATTGGTAGTCAAAAGAGAAATCAAAATTTTGATTTAAAAATACTTCTTCCTTTAACATATCTCCAAACTGAGAATCATCTCGACCATCTTCAACAGACCAATTTGGTTTAGCTAATTTTCTAGCACGTTTAGCTGTGTTGCTTGTTATTCGACTATAATCCTGAGCATAGAACGCACCTTCTCTCTCTTTTTCTCTAGATTTGTGGTCGTCATCAGGATTACGAATCTTTTGATCGAATTTAAAATTAAAATCAGCTTTCCATAGACCCGAGTCATCAATATTAAATTTAAATATCGCAGTATACATTCCAGGGCCAAACTGAGTTCCAAATTCTCTTAAATCAATTTCTGGATTAAATTTAATCTCAGCATCATACCCACCACGAGTCTTCCATAACATTCTAAAGAGAGGCCACATTTCATTTACTAATGCATCAGCAAATGGATTAATGTTAGGTTTAATAATATTATAATCAAACTTTTCGTATTCAACTTCTTTAATTGTAGATGGATTGTGCAATGTAATCTTGTAATGATCTCTAGGCAGTGAATCTCTCACAGGATAACTAATTCTTCCACTTTTTACACAATTTTTTAGGAAATCTATAAATGTATAAAAAGATTTTACCCTAGTCATTACGTGGGTTCCACCTTTTGTGAAATCTTTTGTAATCCAATGCCCGTGGTACTTGTGATAGCCTACATTAAACTTGTCTGGATTTTGTCCTACAATAGTTTCCGGACCCATACCAAAGCCGACGCCTGCGCCAATGTTGTTGATATTCATATTACGCATACGCCACAGGAATGTCATAGTGTCAGCAAAGTCTTGCAAATTCTCTGTTGGGAACCCAATAATCCAATTAGTCGCCGCCCAGATTCCTACTTTTTTGCCGTCACGGAAGTTATCTTCCATTTCTTTAATAGTGACGCCTTTTGCCATGTCATCGAGTACTTTCTGACTACCCGACTCAATCCCATAGTTTAGCATAATGCAACCACCTACTTTGAGATCTTTAAAGTATTCTAAATCCATGCGGCCGTCACATCGTGCATATCCAGTCCATCGTATCTTTAATCCCTTAGCTTCAACTGCCTTACAGAAAGCACGTAGTTCTTTAAGGTTGCCGTTAACCAGACTATCAATGAACCAAATAACGTCTGTGCCTTTGTTATAGTACAACCATTCTATTTCTGTTATTAGATCAACTGCCTGGCGTTGACGATACTTCCAGAAGTGCGTCTCCTCGCAGAATGTACACTTGGCTGTACATCCTCTACTGATCTCACTGTTAACTCCATTGGGAATTTTATACTGACTAAAGTCAATTGACTCGTAGTCTGGCATTGGTAATCCGTTGATACTGATACGTTGATCTTCTGGTTGCGTTATATACTGGGGAGTACTATGGTTGACTCCATTTTCAACTTCTTCTAATATGTTTAATAGAGCTTGTTCACCTTCACCATTAACAACATAATCATAATAGTCCTGTATGGCAAACCAAGACTTCTGCACATTACTTCCTCCTACTGCAATTTTAACATTAGGCATACGGCGTTTTAATTCTTGGCACATCCATTTAGTAGGCTCTTCACTGATGTAGTAAACACTAAATCCTACTATTTCTGGATTAGCTGCTTCAATCTCATCACAGGCCTTCATTAGTAAAGGTTCTAACAAAGGATGAATATCTCGCAAATAGGTATCACCTAACCAATGCCAGCTAGCACTAGAATCCCACAACCTAAAAGGCAACAGGCCGTTTGGTTTCCAATTGCCCGCATATTCATTATATGCTCTAATATTTAAATCTATGATAGTTGTTTCATAGCCTGCAGATTTTGCTATTCCGCTTAGTCGAGCAAGATTAAACGGAGGCATTTCAGGAGCCCACTCGGGACACAATACTAAGATTAATTTAGTATTGCGTGTTTTATAGTCAACATAAACAGGTGTAACATTGGCCTGCTGTATTTTTTTAGCATAAGGCGCAATGGCCTCCATCATTGAAAGATGTCGAGCGTCTTCAATATCTGCTGTAGGACGCTCTCTAGGAGCCATGTTTTTGTTAGCAAGAGCTGTTAGGTTAAAATCCACAGGTTATCCTTTTACTTTTGGAATTATGATATCAGTACCACAGTGGCAGTGTTCCTTGCCACAGATAATTTGTTTAGGTCCAATATCATTTATATCGCCTAGTATGTTACCAACATGTCCGCCCTGTCCACAACTTGCTAGACTGATTGCTCCAGTTGGATTAATAAACAATGCATCACCTACATTACATTTCCATCCTTTAAAGAAATTTTGTCTATTGATAATAACATCGTTACTGTTCACATGAGTTGTAGTCCTATCATCAAATTTAACGTAACTGATACAATTATTTTCTTTTGAAGGTTTCTCTACAGTTTGTTTAGTATCAACGTTGTGTTCGCTTAGGAATTTAACTTTTTTAGGATCTTTATATTCCCAAGGCCCTGCATTAACTGTCATCTCATCGAATAACGGTGTCCATTCAATAAAATAGTTAGGTAAGAGGGTTTTCAAATGCTCTCCAAACTCTACTACTTCCCAGAATCTTTTATCGTGCATGAGCATCTTACTAGACAAATAGTTTACTTTATTGCACAAGAACAAACTGTTCTTCTCATAGACTTTCTTATCTGAAAACTCTACGTGAAAGCTGGCTACAATATCGTCAAATAAATGATAGTGTTTCTTCCACCATGCTAACGGACGACTTAAATTAGTGTTAACAGCAATGGTACAATTAGGTATCTCCTCACGTAGCCATTCACAAACTGGAATGAAATTCCTCCATGCCGTAGGTTCTCCGCCGCTGAAGAAGAATTTAAAATCTTGATAACCTTCAGCCTTGTACTTAGAAATGATAGTATCTAAATTATAAAGATACGTGCTTAGATTTCCGTTGTTTGTCTCAGTACCACTCCAATTACCCGGATTGCAGTAACTACATTTAAAGTTGCAATAATTGTTTACCTGCCATGTAACTGCAAGATATTTTGTTTTTGCAACAATTTCAATTAACTCTTTGCCCATTCATACACCTCTTTTAGTTCTGGAACAACGTCCAATAGTTTTTCTTTCCTGTGTTCATCTACTTCATCATTGTATTTGATGAACTCCTGAATTCCACCTTTATTAGGTTCCCCCCTCATAAGGGTGTAAACCACTGTCTTAAAGGAATTTTTTAAATCTCTGCTAAATTCGTATTTGTACATCGATTGAATATATCGATTCTTTAATTTGTCCTTAACATGATCCGGCAATATCATAATATTAGCGTACCAAGGATCGCTTAACAGATTAAATCTAGCATTAGGCGGCCGCCGAGGATCACTAAAATCTAATAGTCCTTGATCAACTAGACTATCAAAAAAGTCAGGGAAGCTATGTACGTTCCAGATACTGATTGTAGGAGTTATTTGAAAGTCAGCATGTGGAACTTCTTCTCGCAACTTCTTAATATTTTTAATTGTTCGTTCCCAATCTGTGCCTTTACGTATGATCTCTGCTTGAGATCCTCCTGCATCTAAACTAGCCCATATTTTTAAATTAGGAAACTTCTTCCACAGCTTGATTAAATCTTTGTTTTTATATTTAAGTACACTAAAGTTTGTAGTATAAGTTAACTCAACTTGATCTGTTAGTTTGTTTTGTATCCAATAATCTAAACATTCATAGTGTTCTGGAGTGATAATAACTTCGCCACCTGCAAAGTACACTTCGGTAACATCTTTTAAATAGGGTTTTAATTTAGTCATGAACATTTGATCTTCATTAGAATTAACAACAATAGTTTTCATTCCAAAGAATTTTTCTAGCTGGTCCATTCCCCATTTCTTTTTAACATATTCTTCTGCCCACTGACTAGAGCACCCAGGTCCACAACTACGACATTTCATATTACATAGATTACTAAATCTAATATCCATGTAACGCATTTCAAATTTATCTATGCTGCCGTCTTTGTTGGTATCTTTAATCATATCAATGTATTCAAAGCCTCTACGTTTATTGTGGCTTTGTCGCATAGTCCATGTACCCAATAACTCAACATCATGGCAACGTTTACATTCCGGACTTGGTTTATCCTCAAGCATGTCTCTGCGAATCCTCTTAAAGTCTTCACTATTCATCATTTGAATAATCGACTCATCTGATTTAATTTTAGCAACAGGCTTACTACTGTCTGCAACACAACACGGCATTACATTTCCATTAGGCCAAGAGTGAAAGTGTATCCAAGGAAGCACACAGAAGTGTTTGCCTTCTTTGATTAAATGTTTAACATCTTGCATATTATTCCTCTAAATCTTGTAGTCTAGACAGTTCAGGAAATGTTTTAAAAAAGTCTTCGTTTCTTAATTTATCCTGAGCTTCTGTATGTTTAAAAAATGTAGCTTTATTATCTTTCCATGTATTGTCCTGGTCGGCAAAACTAATTGCATCATTAACTAATCTCGTTAATCCTGTATAATTGGTGCCATGACTCTTTACTAGATCTTGTGCAGAATCTCTAGCTAATTGTTTCAACTCTTTAGGCAGACTCTTGGCTGAATAATAACTAGGATGAACTGCTAGGTATAAGCTATTGTACCAATCATTAGTTTGTACAATGTTTTTACTCTTTAAGTAATTGTAAAATTCTCCAAGAGTGGGATAGTTAAACAAGCTAAACACTGTATTAATTTGAAACACTACGTAATCTAAATCACGGAATGTTAATAGATTGCTTTCAATCTTGCCCCAATCAGTGCCATGTCTTAACCATTCTGCTCTTTCACCGTAATGGTCAATGCTACAACTTAGTTCAATCTTTTTAAAATGCTTCCATAAGCTAAGTATGTCATGATTCTTATATTTGATTGTACTGGCATTTGTGTTATATCTTAAAACCGTATCTGTTCTGCCTTTTCTAATCATTTCTTCTAGTATAACATAATGTTCTTCGGTAATCAACGGTTCACCACCTGCAAAGTATGCTAGGTCAATATGTTCTATATGATCTAATACTTCTTGTAATAAGTCCCCTTTATGATCATCTGCGTGTATAACAATTGGCTTGTTTTTATCATAATGTCTATCTTCGGCGGCCCACTGACTACTAAATTCACTGCCGCATGTCCTACACTTAAAATTACATATATTACTGAATCGAATATCAAAATAATGCATCTTAAAATCTGGAACAGTTCCATCTTCTAATGTAGTAGGTACAAGATCATCAAAACGCTTTGCCCAATGATCTTTGCTGTACGTTCTAAAACTATACGGGCCTGCCTCTTCGTGTTTATAGCAAAAGTCGCAGATATCATTCTTTACATTATTGAGCATGTTTAGACGTAACTGTTTCATTTTATCACTGTTGAATGCTTCTTTTAATGATGTTTCTTTAGTACTACCGAACGGAGTTGAATAGTTATTACTGCAACACGGATAGATATCCCCTTTTGGAGTTACATTTAAATGCATCCAAGGAAACATACAAAATACCTTGCTCTCGTTTAACAGAAAGTTTTTATTAAGATCTTCCATGTTAGTCCATTAATGATGCAAGCTCAGGAAACACCTTAACAAAGTCTTCTCCCCGTACTTTGTCCAATTCTAGTACATAGGCACGGAATGCATCCTTGTACAATTCCCACTGATTAGATGATTCGGTCCAATTAGCGGCATTCTGAATAGTATTTTTCTGAACAGGAGTAAATCCGTTAGAGTTCATGTAGTGGAGCAACTCGTTAATTTTATCTCTAGCTTGTTGTTTTAAATTAGTAGGTAATATTTGAGCTGAGAAGTACTCAGGATGAGTTAACGGATATAGACTATAACATCGACCAGGTGGTGGTTGATAAATCTTTTTATCAATTAGATAAGTGTAAAATTCTTTTAAGGTTAGATAGTTGAATGCACTGCTAACTGTATTCAATGATAGTTGAAGATTTGGCAACGACTTTAATATTAACAAATTGCTTTCAATTTCTCCCCAATTAGTTCCTGATCTAATGTATTCTGCACGTTCACCTACATGATCAACGCTTGCCCAAAATTCAATAGGCTTTTTAAATTGACTCCACAGCTGGATAATGTCTTTGCTTTTGAATTTTAAATTACTAGCATTAGAGTTATATACAAGGGCAATATCTGTACGGCCTTGTTTGATCATTTCTTCTAGCATTATATAATGTTCTTCAGTGATCAAAGGTTCGCCTCCTGCAAAGTAGGCATATTCCATATGAGGAATATGTGACATTATTTCTTCTAACAGTCTAGGTCCATTGTTCTTTGGGTATATCTTAGAATATGGCAGTTTTCTTTTAATATCTTCCTGTTCCCATTGCGTACTGAATTCAGCATTACAAGTCCTGCATTTAAAATTACAAATGTTGCTGAATCGAATATCAAAGTAGCGCATCTTAAAATTGTCAAGATGTCCGTCTGATTTAGTATCAACTATAACTTCGTCAAAGTATTTGTTAAATCTATCAGCGTATTGAAAGCGGCTAGATCTAACTCCACTTGCTTCGTGTGAGTGACAGGCTACGCAGGCAGGATTAACTCTTTCATTTAGCATATCTAAACGCAACTGTTTCATGTTTGGAGAATTGATCAACTCCTCTAGATTTTGTGAGTTTGAGTTGCCAATAGTTGTTTTAGCAATACAACATGCGGATGCAGTTCCAGTTGGACTTGTGTGTACATGGATCCACGGAGACATACAAAATACTTTGCTTTTGTTTAATAGGAATTCTTTACTGTTCATTATAATTTGCTACACTTTTTAAAAAACTTTTCCATCTCTGGAAAGGTTGCGACAAAATTGGTTCCGCGTCGTGTGTCTAGTTCATTGAACCAGTTGTAAAAATCACGCTGCCCTTCATCGATTTTATTTTGATCATATTCAGTCGCTCCCATATAATCAACTACTCGTCTAAACTTTTCAAACTCAACTTCTGAAAACTTAGTTGGATCTTTATCGCTTACGTTCTTTTCCATAAACTTAAGACTATCCTTCATATACTTCATAAACTCTTTTTTAGGAAGAATGTTCATATCGTACTGCAAAGGCTCTTTCAAGTACGGAGTATCAAATCTAACCATCTGCGGTTGGTCTGTTTTATTATATCGATTATAGATACTTCGCCATTCTAGTATCTTCTCTAGCAAGCTCTTAAATGTTGTTACAGATAAGATATTGAATGTAATCATAAAGCTAATCGGTTGGCCGGTACCTTTTAGATAAGCATCTAAGTTGCGTTCCCAAATTTTTAAATCCAATCCTGTTCGAATATATTCAGCACGGGGACCCCAAGTGTCAATGCTAGTATATAACTTAAACCTGTTGATGCCTTTGTTATCTGTTAGATGATTAACATACTCAACCATTTTATCAACTAGGGCGGGCTTTACTCCTAGGTTACTATTAATGTTTAATTCAAGTTTAGGCATTGGATCTTCTTTAAGACTAGCCAACAGCTTCCATGTACTTGTGTGCATCAACGGTTCTCCTCCTGTAATACGTAGAATGGTTAATGTCTTACGCACTGTCGGCCACCATTGCCACCACGCATCTACATAAGGATTCTTTTCTTCACGTTCGTACAGATCCATCCAATCAATATCGCAACGATGATTCTTAACTGACGTTACTGGGCCGTATTGTTTGATTTCATTATAGAAACGACTACTGGCTTTTGGATGACAATATCCGCATTTAAAGTTACACTCGTTGCCAAAACTAACTTCAATATATTCCGGGTTTACATTTTTGTCCCAGGGATTATCTATAACTTGCTTATAACGTTTCTCTGTAAAGATACTAGCAGTTTTGATATGTCTATCACTGATGTAATCAGGACCCATGTTCTCAATGTTCCAACAGTATTGGCATCCTTTGGTCTGTACGCCTTCTAGCATTTCTTTGCGCTCTTGCTTCTTTATGGAAGTGTTATGCAGAGCACTAGGATTCTTTTTAATCTCAGCTAGATCAATTTTATGTGGAGCAGGATGATAACAACTGTGAGTTTCTCCTGTTTGTAGATATAAGGTAACATGATGCCATTTAGCTAAACAAAACGTTGGACTTGTTTTGTTTACAATGGCAATAACCTTTTTAATTTTTTCGTGATCTGATTCTGACATAATATGTTATTCGGTTTTTAAGAAGCCAACTAGCATGATGCGCGGCTCTTTTGCAAAAGGGTTCACAGGAGTAACACAGTGAGGTAACTGTTTTGATCCGTGATTCATTATTACAAGTTTATTAAATTGAGGTAAAGATACAGAAGCTGTTTGGTCTTCATGTACGGACAGTAAAAGGCCGCCCCAATCCCATTTCCAATTACTGTTGAGGTACCAAACAAATCCCCAATCAGATATGTAATCATCTTTGTGAATTCTAAAATGTCCACCTTCATTCATGTAATAACAGCGTAATTCTTTATGCACAATTTTTTTAGATACTTCTTTTTCAATTGCAGGGATTATATAAGAGTTAACGCAGTCTTTAATTAGATTAGAATTTTCTAAGAATCCTGATCTTTTAAAATTAGATAGATATACCTCATCGTTCTCTGGCAAGGTTGATGACACTACATTAAAGTCTCTCTGATAATAAGTTTTTCTCTCCTGCATAACGGTATCGTAGTCTGCAGAAAGAAATGCCTCTCTTATTTCATACGCAACCTCAGCTGGAACCACTCCAAATATTTCTTTCATATACTGTTTTCCTAGTCTGTCATTTTATTAAAGTATTCTCTTAACCAATTATAGTCATTGATCTTTAATAATGCATTGTGATCATTTACAAATTTGTTAGCAAAGTCGCAGGCGTGGGTTGCACCTAAGGCTGCATAACTACCAAATTTCTTTTTAGGGTCCGAACTCAGCCATTCGTTGAGTTTGCCCATTTGATTGTTCTTATATAGTTTAACGCATTCTCTAAAAGCACTACGCCAGGTTGAGAATTCATCTACATTAAATGAAGTAATACAACTAATTCTATCTTCTGCACTTATATTAGGCATTATGCCCGTAAACATATCAAGAGTGGTCCATTTCTTCTTCTTCATTAGGATACTCTTATTAAACAGTTTAACACCTCCGTTATGATAAGTCAAATTATTTACTGGATTTTGGCTGCACCATACATAGGCACAGTCTCTGTCAAATATGCCTGGCTGAAAATCAAATTCCCAATCGTCCACTAGCCATGCGTCTCCGTCAACAACAAAGAACATATCAGAAGTTGACAATTTGGCTGCGGCCTTATGTGCGTTAAAGATCCCGTCAACACCGTGTATCCGTTTTGCCCAAGGTGCTTTCTCTAGTACACGATTCCAATTATCATCAGCATTGGGTTCTTTATAGGAAATAAAGATGACATCTAATTGATCTGCAAACAATGGAGTTACTAACCCAACTGTTTTCTCACCGATAGGTTTGTTGCAAAACTTTGCTTTAACAGTCCAAACTTTTTCTTTAGAAGTAGAATCTAAATACCAAACATGTTCATAGGCAAAGTCATGCCATGGTACAATATACTCTTCATCGTATTTTAATTTAGGTAAGTTAGGATTGTAGGCAATGTCTACATTTGGACTAATGTAGTCTACAATTTTACTGCCTTCTAATTCTTCTGTTACCTGAATGGTGAACGCCCAAATACCATCCTCGTCATTTCTTAAATGTTTTCTATCTAACATCCAAATATGCTCGTAGGTAAAGTCATGCCATGGCATTGTGTAATCTAAATCGTAGTCTAACTTTGGTAGTTCAGGATTATATTTTACAGTAAACTCGGGAGTGATAGTTCCTAACCATTTCCATTCTTTGGGTTTACGCCACAACGGCGTAAATTTTATAACCCATAATCTCTCGTCGTTGGTTTGATGTATAGGATCTAACTCATAGGCACACTCGTGTGCTAGATCATAAAATGGAGGGCAACAATCATTGACATCTACTCCTAGGTCTGGTAGGTGTTCATTAAATTCAACAAACACATCGGGGGCAACATATCCCATGTCTTTAGTACCTGATACTTCCTTGCCCATGGGCTGACAACTAAATGCCCAAACTTTATCATCTAAGGGATTGAATCTCGGATCTATGTACCATACTAACTTATAATTCCTATCCCACTTGTTAGGATCAAATGTACCAAATGGGTCGTCCTCATAGGTTATAAGTTTATCAATATCTGGATTCTTTGTCCAAACTAATTTAGTCTTAACTATGTCAATT